GTTCTGTGGCTTTGAGCCAAATATTCCACCATTTGAATCCTGGTGAAGCATTTGTAGTCATGTGTAAACTTTGATATGTTGCAATAGAGTCGTTGGCATAATGCTCAATAACAGATAAAAATCTTTTGTATGCTGTGGGCTCTCCTCCTGAAAAACTGAAATGAAAACTATCAAACCCGTTTGCTCTTGCTTGGGATTTTATTTCATCAATAGTATTTTTGTAAACCTGTAATGGTCTGTGATCAACATTTTTACTGTGAGCATATGGCCAACAATACGAACAATTATAATTACAGAATCTGCCCAATATCCAACTCACATTGAACAATTTTCTATCAAGCATAGTTTGTTGTCCAAAACGCACAATGTTATCAAAAGGTATATTAGTAATATTCACTGACACTGCACGTCTCCTTGAAATATTTCTGCAACCAATCGAAGTCGTTGATCAACTTTAATTGTGCAGGATTGTTTTTGTTCTGTTCACCATATTTTTTACCTTGCTGAGCACCGTCCATAGCAAAATCTCCGTATGGTCTATTTGCTCCAAGAGTACACCAAGCATCCAATCTTTTTTCTGTTTCTTGATCTTCTTGTCTATCAATCACTCGACTGCTCAACTTAACACATTCTCTGAATGCTGATTTCCAAGCACTAAAAGGATCTGAATTGAATGCTGTGATGTTTGAAACTTGTTCCATTGCTCTAAATCTATTTGATATGCTGGTTGTCATGTCTGTGGTATCTGTGTTCATTTCTAGTGTCATACGTCTTGGTAATAATTTAACACCACCATATCCATACTGTAAATCGTTGATTGGATTGCGACTGCGCCACACATGAACTGCTGTTAAATCTTTTTCTGGCACTGCATAATTAAACATAAAATCTTTTTCTATCACAGCATCTCCATCCACCACCCAAAACATTTTTGTTAATGCTAACTTGGCGGCTTCTATATGTGCTTGATGAATTCCTTTAACGTTATTAACTCTTTGGGCAATAGGAAAACGTTCGCACAATGTTTTGTAATTGTGATCAGCCAATGGCTCATTATAACTTATGAACACAATATCATACATTACAGCGTTCTCCTTTTCCATATTCTTGGTGTATTAAGATATACTTGTTTAAAAAATTTACTTTGTTCAGCACTCAATGGTTCAATAGACAATTCAATTTCATGCTCGGCAGTAATTTTCCTACCTAGTTCAATACTATCTTTATAAAAATCTGTGGTTTTATCATCATGCAGTTCAAATCTCCAATATTTTTCAAAATATCTATATTCATTTGCTTGAGTAAAATCCCAATCTGTACAAGTTGTTAGATAACAGCCTGTTCTCGCTCCGTGAATAGCATATACTCCTAATGGATTATCCATGCCCACTGACATCCAAACTAATAGTCTTTGGTAATTTTGCCACCATAACTGTTTTAATGGCAGTCTTACATTTTTGTCTAAACTCATTTTAACACCTTCACGGAATCCTGCTCTCCAAGCCTGATAAGGTGATCCGTCAATATAACTGATAGAATAGTTTTCATTAAATTGATAGTAATTAGGAAAATGACAAAATTCAATCACGTTTTTATTTTTACCGTCATGGTTTTCGTGTGTTTTCATATCTTTTACAAATGATTTTGTCCAGCATTTTAAACTGCCATTTCCATACTTTAAACCATTAAGATCAATTCTACCACACCAACTAAATTGATAAGTGTCATCAACTCCCAACGAATTAAGGTCTACTAACACATTTAAAAACTCTTCATCTATCTGCGTATCAGCATCGACAGTTATAAATCTTTCTGATTCAGATATTTCAGCCGCACGTTTATGAGCAGTATCAAATCCTTTTACTCCGTGTACACGTTTTGCCCATGGAACTTTGCGTTTTAGATCAGCAAAGTTTTTATCTGCATTAGGTTCATCTAAACTTAAAAATATAAAATCCATATCTGATGTTTTTAATATCATTGGTGTACCTCATATGAATAGTTGTAAACTTTTCTACAAAACAATCTTGGTATACTGTCTGATTGATGTGGCATAGTTAATGTTTCTTTAGACATTAATTCTTTGATATCTATTAGAAATTCATAGTCTAACAATGCTGAATTGTCTGTTGATGTTGTAAAAAATTTATATACAGTATCTAGAGACTTTAACGTATTTTTTAGACTGTTTTTTAGTTCTGTATCTATGCTTACATTCCAAACTTTTTGTTTGAGATCTAATACAAATCTTATACAAGAATCTTTATTATTCTTTTTAATTTCATATACTGTTCTATTTTCTATCAAATTACTGTGCGTTTGATTATGAGTAACATTTTGTAAAGCATTTTTTGTTTCAACTACAAACTCGTTGTTTACTAATTTCACTCTATAATCTAATAAATTTTTGTATCCTTTTTTAATTTGTATGGCAAGTTCTTCAGATATTTTAACACTGTGTCCTTTTTGTTCAACACTACACCCAGTCGGTATACCCGTTTCAGGGTTAAAATGTATGTAATGTGTTACATCAGGTTTAATTACATCAAATGTTAAAGGTGGTCTGATGTTCATTTTAAACACTCCATAATTTCTTCTGTTAAAAAACTGTCTTCAACATAATGAAAAATTCCTTGTTGTTTAATATTACCTACAAATAGTTCACAATTTTTATTCATCATATAATCTAATTGTTCGTTCCAATGATTTACAGAACTTTTCCAATTTAAACATTTAGGCTTCATATGTGTAAATGTTAAAAATTTGTGATTTGAAAATACTTGGTGTTCCTTGTTTAACATTTTCACTACAATAGCAGTTGCCACATCCATACTGCACCATTTTTGTGTGTGATGTATTGTAAATTTATTAGCAAACTGTTTGTAGTTTGTGACAACTTCTTTAAGAGTATCATAAAACTTTTTATTGTTTTCATTCTTGATAAAGTAATGAAAACCACAATATACGTTTGGCAACTGATTCTCTTCAAAAACTTTTCTATAATAATTGCTGGTTACCCATTCATTTCTATATGTTCTAACTTTGTTTGTGTAATATAATTCATAGTTTTCTAATGCTGTCCACCAATGTTCTATATTTTCTAACACCAACATATCAACATCAAGCACAATATTTTTTTGAAATGGAGCAATATCATAAATTTTACATCTATTTTCCACTTTCCAATCACTTGCTTTAGCGAAATCCTCTCCTGGAATATCTTTTATAACATCAAACACAGATTGATATTTGCTAGGTACTTCTATATCTGTAATCAAACAAACTTTTTCTGTTGGATTAAATTTTTTAATACTCAAAGCACACGCCACAGCCTGTTTTAAATAATCAGTCTTACTGTTTTGTTGGACAAATAATACAATTCCTTTATTCATGTGCTTCTATTATTTTGTTTAAACCTATTTTATTCATGATATGAATATTCATATCTTGTAATTTACATTTTAAACCGCTTTGCAATGTGAAATGCCATTGATTATTACTGTATGATTCTACAACATCTTTATCAGTAACATAAAATAACTTACAAGGCAGTTGTTTGGGCCATTGGGATTCGGCAAAACCATTCATCATGTGTAAAGCAATCGCAAAAGCAAAATCGTTTCTATAATTTGTGTTTGTGATTTGATATTTGAATCTATAAAATTCCCATTCGTTCCTTATGTGATCTATTAATTCAAATAGTATTCGTGTTCTTTCAGTTTTTTTAAAATAAAAAACTGTTGCCCAGCACATTTCAATACCTGTGTCACTCACGTATTTCATCTCGTCTGTGTATTTAGAATTAAAATCTACGTGTTGTGCTTTGTAATTAATTAAAAAATCTTCTTTACTGTCAAACACTTTGTTCAAACTGTCGTTGGATACAATATAATCAGTATCCATCACAATAGTTTCTTCATATGGGGTTAACTTATAAGCATCTGGTCTCGACTGGTTATTCCAGAAGTCTTTGTGATGCTCGTTGCCATCATAGTATGAACGTTTTTGTATTTGATCTGGAGACTTTACAAAAATAACATGATTAAAATTATTTTGTTCACACACTTCATTGGAAGTGATCAGACACACTGGTAGTTTTAAATGTTTTTGAATCTGTTTAGCACAAAAGTCAGCCTGCTTAACATAGTCCACAGTGCTGTTGTTGTGAGCAAACAGTAGTACACCTTTTGACATTGTTATATTTCACCTTTGTCTTTCACCAATTGATTGTATTCGACAAAATACGAGTTGAGATTATTTTGATATTGATCAATAATGTTGTCATAAAAATTTTGAACATCTGTAATTTTGACAGGCAGATTATAATCATCTAAAAATATTGCTTCGTTTGTTTTTTTCACATTAATGAATGTTAAACAATAGTTTATTAAGGCAAGATCGATTGTGAACTGATGTCCTTGAGTGTAATAGACATTGTTCTCAAGACATTTTTCTTTTAACAACCGTAATTGGTTATTGTACTGTTTCATTCGATTTGCGAATTCGAGCGATTCGGTTAAGGAATTATTCATAATATATTAGATATTATAACTGATTTTTGAGTAGAAGTCAAATTTTTGATTAGAAATTATCACCAGAACCACGCACTACACCGGGTGTTGTACCAATTACGTCTGTGATAGCAGTAGCAGTATAGATATCGCAATTCAAATTCGAAACATTTTCATCCGGATTTCCGCCTGCTTCATCTCGCCAAGTCATTGTGAATTGAATTTGGTTTGCCGCAGTTTGCTGTACATCTACATAGTAATCATTGGCAGAATATGCTCCTCCGCCAGCATCTAGGTTTGAATAAATTCTTTGAACAGTGCCATCCAACTCATAATTTCCTACGGCACTTGCCACTGTTCCACCGCCTGTTGACGTTGTACTGTGAGCACCAAAATCAAGATTACCACCCATTACTGTATTCCATGAATTTCCTTTTGAACTAGTATCAGTTGTGTTTGAGGATATTCTAATAAATCCTCCAGCATTAAAATAATGACGTCTAGCATCAGCATCTGTAAAATTAACATTAACAATCATTGTGATTGTGCTGTTCCAAGAACTTCTATTATTTGGAAGAGTTGCTTGTATGTCTTGTTGAGCAGAGTCAACCGTCAATCTGTTTGTGCTGACTAAACTGGCTAGTGCTTCATACTGATCCCAACCTGTGTAACTTACACCGTCATTTTCTTTGATCAGATCACCTTGATTTACTGCTTGAATAACTGAATTGGCAGGATTACCTCCTGTTTGATGTTTGTATGCTTTTCTTAAATCTTCGTAAGCATTGTTGATGTTTGTTGCATCAATCAAATCTCCCACCTGTACAGATTGAGTAACAAGTGTTTGTCCATAGCCAGAATCACCTGAACCATTTCCTAGTACGTTGTCTATCTGTTGTCTTAATGTGTTAAATCTATTTGCAGTTACTAAAGCCATTGAATTCTATTCCTACAATTTATTTATTAACCTTAGTGCCACCTCGACTAACTTTATGGATTCATCTAGATTTGTTTCAAGAGCGAAACCAATCAATTCACCTTTTTTGGTAGTTGTTCCTATACCGTAATCTGCCGCCCAAACTCTATTTCCTTTTTCAACAGGACCTTTTACTTTTACTGGTACACGTCCTACAAAAGCAATCGCTTGTCCGTCAGCCTCTTTGTTCATTAAAAATCCTGGATTTTCTGAAATAACTCCAAACACTGACCCACCATCAAAGTATGCTGTTGTTTCAGCATCTCCGCCTATTGCCATCACTGTTCCAACTTCATAAGTTTTATCTGTTGTATAAACTTCTGCCAAGTCAGCATATTGTGAACTTGTTGCAACACCATCAAATGTATTTGCTGTAATTTTACCAGTGGCGTCTCTTAATGCTACTGTGTTGTTAACGGCTGTGGTTGCACCTAAATAACTTTGATTACCAAAATATATACCTGATGCATTATCTGCCAAACCTTTGAAATAATTTGCGTGTACTTCATACCATTTGTCAGTGGTAATACCTAAATTTTTATTACCTGATCCTGGAATGATTCCATCTGTACCAACATACGCTATTTCAGTTATTGCGCCGCCGTCATTTACTTTTAAAGAAATTTTGTTTCCGATTTCATTTGATATTGAACCATCGCTACCATTCTCAATTGAAACTTTTAAATCGTTCGAATCACCTACTGTGAATCCTACATCTCCAAATCTAACAATGCTTGAAAATGCACTTGAGCCTGCTCTAATAAAATCTGATGCTAGATATCCGCCCAATCTATCTGAGTTTGATGCTGTACCCCAAAATCTATGATCATCTGATGTTACACCGTTGGTCGAAGCCTGTGTGTTTATTAGTGTGATACCTTTTTTGACAACGTCAAATCCTGTGATTGTGTTGCTAGGATCTGATGTACCAATAGTGAATGCTGTTGAACTGAACACCATCACTGTTGTGTTGTTAACTTTACCTTCGATGATTACTTGGTTAGCATTTAAAGTATCCTTAATCTGTCTTGAAACAAATTGAGTAACTGTTGCACCTACACCTTGTGGACCTACAAGAATAAAACTTGTGCCGTCCCAAGCATACAATTGATTGTTTGCGTTGTCCCACCAAAAGTCCCCTGTTGTTAAACCTGCCGGAGCAGTTCCGCTTACTTCAGCGCCACCTGTTGTTCTAAATTTTGTACCATCATAAAACTTTAATTTGCTGTTGGATGTATCAAACCATATCTGTCCACTGATGGGTCTTGAAGGCTGACTGCCACTAGCAAAGTTTTCTAATAAATGTAAGAAGTTTTCGTTTTGAATTTCACCGTATCCAGCGTAATTTTTACCTATAAAACGTAGGTTTGTTGTACTATCAATAGTACCGTCTTCCACGGTTGCTATCAGTGTTCCATCAAATTTGTTAACAATATATGCCATAATACCCTTTGTTTGTTATATTTATCGTTCCTATGGTGTTAGTGATAATGTAATTTCTCTATCAAATGCCCAAGCACCGTTGTTCACCACAAATTGTAATAATTGTCTTGTAGGAGCAAAATTAATTGTACCTGTTATGTTGGTCGCATTTGATAAATCTTCTATTACCTGTCTGTTTGACGCACCCACTATCGGTGTTCTTTCCACTGTACCTACAGTACAAGTAGCACTTAACCATCCTGCCGCTGATGTGTCTAAATTTATTGTGAAACTCACATAGTTTGGTTGTTCTGCTGGAAACTCTGCCGCCTGTATTATGTAGTTTCCGTCAATGTTTGCTGTTACACCATTAACCACAGTAGTACCTGTGATTACAATCTGTTGTAAACCTTCATAGAAATGAGAGGCGGTTGTAGTAATTTTTGTTGTAGCACCAAGACTTGGATCTTGTGCACCAAATGTTACTGAAGAAATTGTTCTCTGTTGTACAGTGATTGTTTGATCCACCTGAGTAAAATTTTTCAATGTTGAGAAATCTAAAGTAGGAATAGTAAATCCACCGCCTGCACCGTAATTAACTGTGAGTACTCTTGCTAATGCTCCTTGATTTCTTGCTGGTATCACACTGCCTGGAACTAATAATGGTGGTTCTGCAGAACCTGAATTGTATCCTGCCACAGGATATAATTTTTCTAGCACTTCTCTTGTGTTCAAATAGTTATTGCCCACTGCGTTTTGTGTAAAGTTAGAAACATCTAATTGTAAACTGATGATTGTAGAACCATCTGTGTATTCTTTTGTGGCAACATCTGAAGCATTTACCGGAGTAGCAACTCCTGTGATTCTTTTATTGCCTGTGACTTCGATAACATTTGTTGCTGATGTTATTTTTAAAGATTGTCCATTTTGACTGGTTATTGTTGATCCATTTACATTTACATCATCAACATCTAAATTGCCTAATGTACCTACTGACGTTAATGATGATTGAACTACTGTGCCACCTAACGCTGTTTCAGTCAATACTGTGTTTGTATTAATTTTAACACCTCTGCCCACAGCAAAGTCTAACCATTCTGAACTTGTCCAAGCATCAGTACCATTGTACCAAGAAAAAGTTTTATCACCATCTGCAGATTTTAAAGTGATTCCTCCGCCATTTGCTCCAGCATCATCTGTGGTTACACCAGAGCTGGTGATGTTTAATTCTATATTTTTATCTTCTACTCTTAAATTAACAGTATCAATAGAAGTGGTTGTTCCGCCGACAACTAAATTTCCATCAATATTAACATTTCCACCAACATCTAATGTTGCTGTTGGATTTGCTTTGTAAATTCCTACTGCGTTAGCAGAAGCATCAATCTTAAATGCTGAAACTTCAGCCGGTGTTCTCACTTTGATTTCTACATCTTGATTTGATAATTGATTTGCTATTGTGAATGCGTTGTTAGTAAATTGTAATTTTGTGTTATTGTTTAATCCTATTGTCAAACCAGCATTGTTTTGAATTGTAAGAGCACCTACAGTTGTATCGTCAGTGTTGGAAACCAAATATTGATCTGCTGTTCTTACAACACCATTTCCATCAATTAAAGATTGAGCAATCGTCGATGTGCCAACGTATTTGTAATCTACACCTACAGTGTTGAAACCTTTTTGTAATGTTCCTAATGGATTAGCATTTGTTACTAATTCATTGATTCTTTCTGTAGCAATTGGTGTGAACTGAGCATTAGAGTGAACTCCGACAAGATTGCCTCCCACATACATTTTAACCACAGTCTGCGTGATGTTTTGTGTATCGATAATGCTGTCAACTTGAAAACCTGATGTTCCTTGTGCTGTTGAATAATCCGGACCAACTAACTGAAGTCTAATACCGTCAAAGAAATACATTTGACTTTTTGTACTGTCAATCCAAAGGTCTCCTGATACCATGTTTGGTTGTTGCGAAGCAACTGTTGTTCCGCCTGATGATGTAAATGCTGAACCGTTATAAACTTTTAATCTATTTTCTGATGTATCATACCATAACTGTCCTCTGATAGGATTAATAGGAGCAGATGTGTTGGCAAAATTTTCTAGTAATTGAATAAAGTTTTCATTTAATACTTCTCCAAATCCAGAATAATTTCTGCCGATCAGTGTTAAGTCGCTGGAAGAAGTATCCAGTTGACCATCAACTAAATCTACAAGTAAACTACCATCTGTTTTGTTTAACTTATAACTCATTACGCTCCTCCAGTGTAAATTATGTAATTCAATGTTAAGTATGGATTCATCACATCCATTGCTTGTCCTATTGTGCCGTCAATTCCACCTGAATTAGGCAATTGTTGAGCACCATTAGTGTTTGCTAAATCTGGACCACTTGTTGTGGTAACTTCTGGATCTGTAGAAGCACCTGCAATATTTCTTGCGGCAAAGAATTGATCACCATTGTTTGCTTTTAATGTGTGTTCGTGATTAGGTAAATTTTCTTTCGTAATAGTTTTCTTCTCATTGCCTGCACCTAGACCTAAACCATCTGCTGTTGGTGATGTAACTCTATCTGCTGAACCTTGTCCTAAACCTGGGTTAGACATATTGTCTTTACCTAATGGGAATCTTCCTCTTAAATCAGGCAGTTTGAATACTGACGAATTTGAAGGAGTACCATACTGTGTTCCAATCACTTGGAATAAAGTATTGTAAACTGCTCTTTGCACTTCAGCACCATCACAGAATAACCAATCTGTAGGAGCAGTTGCTCCAGCAAACGCCATCATTGATCCTACTGGTGGTGTTGGAATTGAATTTGTAATTGCACCAACTGTTGTTTTGTAAATTCCTGTGATACCAGCAGTCCTGTTAATAATTATTTCATCACTTACTTCGCTGGTTGTTGTCAGTGTTTGATTGCCAATGAATGTGTTGCTAATACTGGTTGTAAAAGTTCTTGGTGTTATATCGTCACCTCTGAAAGACACATCTGTTGCTGTAACATCGCCCGTCATTCTAAATGTTGTTGCCTGAGCAAGTCTATTAGCCTGTGTGGCTGTTGAAGCATTTCCTGTAATACTGTCTGTTATAACACTGCTGGCTTGAATTTGATTTGCCCACACAGTTGCGTATCTATTTGAAGATGATCCTAAATTATAAGTTAAATTTTGTGACGGAGTTATTGTGTTTGCTGTTATGTTGCCTCCAAACGTACCCGATCCACCAATGTTGGCATCTAATGCTACACCTAATCCACCTTTAGAAACAACTGCACCTGAACCTACATTGATCGACGGAGTAGTGCTGTTGGAAGTAATTGTGCCTGATGATAAAATATTTCCAGATACATCTAATGCTTCTGTAGGATTTGTTTTGTTTATTCCTACTTGTCTCTGAGAACTGATTCTCATCACTGTGGTTGTTGAACCTTGATTGTTTAATCTAAAATCTATTTCTTCATCTAAAGTTCCTAATTGAATAATACCTGCTTGATTTTCCACAAACATTTTGAAAGAGCCAGCGGCTCCAACTTCGATACCATCATCTGTTTTTACTTTAATTGGAAAGTCAGTGAGTGATGTAGTGTCTGATCTTAAAAAGTTACCTGCGGCTACTGTTGTGTTTCCAACAAGTAGTGCTTCTGCTTTTTCTGAAATACCGTAAACTTTATTAATGGCTGATCCAAAATTTGTAGAACTAATATTAACACCTGGTTTTAATTGTGAAAATCCTGGAATATTAATTTTTGGAGTGAATGAATCTTTAGCAATGATCGCCACCACTTTAGCATCAACTTCTAATTGAACAATGCTGTATGTTAAATCATCTGTTCCTGTTGCTGTAACAGGAGTTGCTCCAGTGGTTAATCCTTTACTGTATTGTGGACCAATCAGTGTCCATCCTGATCCTGTAAACAAATAAAGTTGTTGAGCATTTGTATCGACCCAAAGGTCACCTGATATACTTTCAGAAGCACTTGGTTGATTCAATGCTTTCTTTAAACCACCCGATGCTACCCAGTTGGCACCATCATAAACTTTTAATTGATTAACGCCTGCTGTGGTATCAAACCAAAGTTGTCCTTCGATTGGTCTTAAAGGTGCTGAACTGTTAGCAAAATTTTCTAATATTTGTAAAAAGTTTTCTGCAATAACTGTGCCATAAGAAGTTGTGTTCTTACCTGGAAAATTAATGCTGGTTTCGTTGTTTACTGTGTTGTCTTCAATGGTGATTGTACCTTTGTTAACAGCATCAGAAAAACTTATTGTATATGCCATTTACTACCCTTCGTTAAAACCTGTCAAACTTTGTACTCTTACTGTGTAATCAATCTGTATTAATCTATTCAAACTTTTTTGTACAGGGTGGAAAATTACATGAGTTAGTAATTTGCCTGTGCCTGATGGTGAATAACTCACAAGTCCTAGTTCATCAAAAACATATAAACTGTTTGAAGCACTTGCGGCATCAACAGCATCTTGTCCATTTGGTTCACCGTAATCTAACAAACAAGTTACAAGAACATCTGTGTAGTTTGTTCCATTCACGTGTCTTGTTTCAATTTTATTTCTTTGTGGATCCAAATTAGAAACTGATCTGTCATCAACAATTTTGCTGTAGGTTTGATTGTACAGTGTAGCATTTGTACCTGTACTGTTCGGAGTTAGATATGTGATAATTCCTGTTGGATCAACTGATGTACCACCATTACCAAATGCCATTGAATTAATAAATCCTTGACCTTGGTTGGCTACACTTTCTGCTAATGCTACACTCATGTTTTCATAATGAATAGCATTGCGTTTGTTTACAAAAATCGTCTTAGATTCTGGATCGTGTATCTTAATGTGTCCTTGTATTAGTACACCGCTGTTTTCGTTAATTTTACTCATTTTTGCTCCGTTCTACCATTGTATTTATTGCGGCAAAGCCACTTCTTTTTGACGTATGAATCTTGCTATATCATTTTCCGTCTGACTGAGTGGATTTGTGCCTGATTGCCATATTCTTCCTTGTTTTCGTACCAGCACTATTTTGGCATTTTCGGCTGGTGTAACTGTGAATGTTATTGCGGCTGTGGTACCGTTCACACTGAATTCAGCAGGTGCAGTTGCATCTGCTTCAGGACTATCTTGTCCCAATGTAGGATTGTACACACTGATTGCGTTTTTACGCAATCTCTTACCACCAACAAACAGTTCAAATTCATTCACATTGTTAGGCACAAAGCCTATGTTCAGTACATTGTTTACCACATCTGCGCCAGTGTATGTCTCAGATATGAACTGATCTTGATAAGGCACATTTTGGAAAGCACTTTGATCGTAAACATCTGTATTAGCAAGATGTACTTCTGCAATACCTGTTCCAAATGTTCCTCTTCTTAATTGTTGTAAACTGTTGCCATCCTTTTGATAGTATTCTATTCTTTCGCCATCTATAAAAATTATACCTGGCAGTTGCGAAGCAACACTCGGTACTGTGATACCTGTGGCATCGGACAACACAATTTCCTTGTCATACCAGTTTAAATTTTGTGCTAAAGAGTATTGTCTGTCATCACCAATACGCTTAAAGTGTGTTCTGTTCATAACATCTTTAAATTGTCGGTAAGCAAATTTTCCTACAAACGATGGTGCTGTGAAGTGAATCACATCAATTGTATCATTTTGTGAAAGTGTTCTATTAATTTTTAAATACATCTGATTGTTTGAAACTGTGTAATCAATACTAGGGGCTAACCAATCACCATTCACACTTACCCAAACATATTGGGCATCAACTGCCGGCTTGTTCAATTGAACCACACCATTTGTTAATTGATTGTACTGATAATAATCATCAGTGTTCACTGTGATTGATAATTTAGCCACCACATCATATTGTGTTCTATCTATATCTTGAACATCGTGTTTGCTGAATTGATATGATGTGATTGTTGAACCTTGAACAGGAGCAACACTTAAACTTAATACACCAGCATCAGTTACTGAATATTCTCCATTCGCAATATAAACATCTAACACATCTCCAACAACTCCTATACCGCCTGTTAATGTTACACTTGAATTGCCTGGGTTCCAAGTGTATTCAGCAGATGTCAATTCAATTTTGTTTAGATATGCTCTTACATCTGTGGTATTAACTGTGCCTGGTAATACTTGCCAATTTTCAAATTCGTATTCTCTCAAAACACTTACAGTAAATTTTTTATGAAAACCACTTCTTAAAACTGAATCGTTAACTTTAACAATCACATTGTTTGTGAAAGGTGTTTGTGTAAAAGGTGTCGGGTTCAATTGATATTGTGTTGTACTACCGTCACCTGTGTAAGTGTTTTGTGTAACTTCACTGAACGACTGTGACGTACTTTCATAAACCACAATATTGATCACACTGTCTTGAGCAGGTGCTGAATCAAATCTTACTGCTACTCTATTAGCAACTGCATACGCTGAATCAGTCTCAACCACTGTGTAGTCTTGATTTACACCATTTACTTTTACAAATGTTTGAATGTTTCCTTGTGTATATTTTGCTCTAGTAACATATTCAATTGTGCTACCGTCACCTGTAAATGTATCAACATCTAAAATAGATTCACCATTGTTGCCCATTGTGATAAAGTTTATTTTTTCACCTACTAATGGTGCTTGATTGAATATTATTTTTTTGTTTTGATAATCAACCTGGAATGTATTACTGTCTTTTAAAATGTTATTAACACTTAAAAATATTGCTGTGTTGCTTTGCGGATTATCAACAAAAGAGTATTCAACAGTGTTTCCATCACCTATGTAATTGTAACTGTTAATTTTCGATCCTGTGTTAGGACCTCTATCGTAAACTTGAATGTCTAATGTGTCTAATACTTGTCCTGGCACAAACTCCTCCGGTCCTTTAGCAGACGTAGGTGTTACAAATCCATCGCCATCTATGTTGATGTCTTCTGCGTTAAGTCCTTGTGCTGTTGAGTATGCTAAATCTCCACCTTTAATCAATGTATCAACAGCATTTGGATCAGGTAAAAATGATCCATCGCTTGTGGATTTTCTTACAATAATAACGTCACCGTCTTCTGTTTCAAGATTACTGATATCAACAATTTTTGTAGAACCGTCTCCAGCAATTGAATTCATTTGTGCTAACGCATTGGTAGGATTTCCTACATCAAAAGCAGGATCATCAACTCTTATACCATTTTGATACACATGGTATTCCACACCTTGTGTTAATGTTTTAGCAAGATTTAACGTGAGTGTGCTTCCGTCTAAATAGAAAACTTCATCTTCGTAACTTTCATCATAGGTATCCCATTCACCTTGCATGAAAGGTTCGTTACCCCAGCCTGATGTATCTTCAAATCCTATGCTTCTTACTTCTACTCCACCGTAATCAATTCCGTCTATCACTTGAGCAAGTTCTTTACCTGGCATACCAGCAGTAGGTTTGTATAAATCAAATCTATCAGCAGTGTTTAATGTATCTTCATTAATTTTGTATGTGATTGAAATGTTAGATAAATTTGCTGGCGGTAATACAAATTGAACATATCCTGTCTGTCTTTCATATGTTTTAGATATATCTTTCTCATTGCCATACGTGAATGTGCTTTTTAATTGTTGAGTACTATTAATTAAAATTGATATTGTATTAGTACGCAAGTCCATCGGCCATTTTAATTTGAACTTTAACTGACTGTTATTGCCAACAAATGTTTCTGTTCTTTGTAAATTACTAATTAATGTTGTTCCAGTGTTTCTATCAAACTTAATTCCAATGTGAGTAGTACGAGGTAAACTTTCACCCAATACAGCACTTGCCTTGGCTGTAACGCCTGTTGTTGATCCACTCAATGTAATTGTAGGAGCCGATATATAACCAGATCCTGTGTTGATCACAACTATTCTGTTCACTGAACCATTTTTGATGTATGCTCTAGCAGTTGCACCTGTTCCACCGCCACCTGTAATATTAACAGTAGGTGGGTTAGTATATAATGTACCAGGATTGGCTATATTAATTGCTGTAATTTTAAAACCAACATTGTCTTTCCAGTTTTTATCTGGATAAGTCTTAACATTCTCAGCACCAACCAATGTGTCATTTACAACTGTAACTTTTGACGGTGTGATTATACCATTTACATATTTAGGTGGATAATCAAAGTCTGTGATTACAGAATTGGTAGGTTCTGTTTTTTGATATGAACTTACATATTCTCTAATTTTAGTTTTATAAGGTTTTACTTCTTGAACATAATCTTCATAGTTAGATAGATTATCATTTTTAAATGTTATTTTCTGTTCCAGTTCGCCCACATTGTGTTGTGCTTTTACAAAACTTGTTTTAAAAACAAAATCATTTAATTTGTTTTCTGATAGTGCGTAATGAATGCCAGCAAAATATAATTTATTGTATTCAACTGCCAGTTCTTCAACAAATATTTTGTCTCTTACAGTTTCTAATATTGTTCTAGTTTCTTGAATCGGTTGTCTATCGTACAATTGAATATCGAAACTATTAGAATCAAATCCAACATTTCCACTGTAAACATAAAGTTTATCTGTGAACTGAATTGTTCCGTTTTGTCTTCCAACAGTTTCATAATTAACTGTGTAATCGACATCTGCTTGATTACCGATTTTTTTCAGTAGTAACCAACCACCTGCTCCAATGTTTTGAATCTTAACTATTTGTCCTATTGTATCATCTATTGCGGTTATTTCATAACTTTGAGATATCACATGGTCTATTGCTGTGAATTGATTGTATCCTGTTGCATACCAATCAGCATAGTTCCAATATAAATTTACATTGTAGGCTTGTATTTTTGATTTTTGCCAACCATCAGTTGCACTGTAACTATAAATTGCCCATTTGCCATCAACTGTGCTGTCTGCTTGTACAAGAGCACTGTAATTTCTAATTTCAACTGTTGTAGTATCTGCATAATTTTTACCTTGCGACAATATTCTAGCACTGTTGATTGAACCATTTATATCTATAGTCAAACCAATTACAGCACCTTCTCCTGTGATACTTTTTATTTTGTACGTTGGAATAGATTTGTATCCTTTGCCAGGATCTGCGATTGTTACATTAATTATTTTTCCGTTTTCAACTGTAATATTAATTGAAGCAGTTTTTACTGATCCAACACCTACAAAATCTAAATCTTTTTCTGTGTCAATTGCAACATCAAATAATCCTGTGTTTATTTTTGGTGCAGGATCTGATTGTGTAAGCGATGAAAGATCAACCTCATCTACAATTAGATTTTGTAGTAAAACAGAATTAATTCTTTCCACTGTTTGTTTTAGTGCTTCTTGTTTGTTTATAAACCAACTCTGTCTTGGATATTGCAGTGTTCCGTATCTTAATTTTTCACTCAATGTTGGATCAGGCACTGGATTGTATTGAGCATCATATCCTATTAGACTGTTAAACCAAACTGTTTCAATTTCTTTAGGTAGTGTACTTGTTCCTAAACCTTCAGTTAATAAAGCATATTCTTTATGAACATTATTTTTACTATCAATTCTTTTGATTCTAAAACTGATAACTGTATCTTTGTCCTGTATAAATTCATCACAGTTAACAATAGCAAATTTGTTTTTGCCAAAAATAGTTACATATTTGTATCCTTGACCTTTTGGATCTTTTATTAAATTTTCAACAGCGTTGGCACTTAATGTTCGTGATTCCATTTCAGGCACAGTGGTTTTGCCTTTAACCCAGAAATAATATTTGTTTGATAAAACTTTAGCAACATCATCATAAACTTTTGTGGTTACATAATCAGTTGGATTAACAACTGTTCCTGTAATACCTAATGCTTCACCTTCTTCTGACTGACTGATAATGTTGTATTGAGATGGTGTGTAGACCGATTCAACCCATTCATGCACATCAATACTAGCACCTACAAAAAGTTTGTTCCAGTATGAATTATTAAAGATTATATTACTTTGATAAGGATAATAATATTGTGCTGTGCTGATGTTCCACCACAGTCTTCCTATTTGATTGCTGTTCCAATGATTTGTTGTATCAATATTTCCAACTGCTGAATTTGAATTGTATACTGCTGGATCATAATTAGTTTTGTAATAAATTTCTGATTCTGCTGGTCCAGGTATTTTACCAAATACAGGATCAACATAATCTAATCTTGTTAACAGTGTATTTGTTCGTTTGTTGTATAAGAAAATTCCTTGTATTTTTGATAAATCTGGTTGATCTATTCCGTCACTGCTTTCATGCACACTGTTCCAATTATTCTCTAATGGAGATTTTCTAAAATCAACCACAGTACCCATTTGTTTTCCATTTATTTGTAATTTAGGTAAACCTATGTATACATGGTTTTTATTGACTAATAAATTTGTACCAAATTGAGTAAAAGAATTGTCATAACTGAATTTTTCAGCATATAGTAAAGTGCTTTCAAATTTTTCAAATAAATGTACAGAACCAACATCATATCTTTCATCTAAAACTGTAGATCCATCATCTACCTGTTGATCACCTTTTAACGAACAAACAGCAAGTACATTGCCACTGAATGACAGTGTATTTCCAAATTGTTCTGATGTTTCTTTGTCTGGGCTGACTAGTGTTTGATTTAGATTGTATAGACCTGTATCGTTGCTGGCTTTTTTGTAAACATAAACCACACCCATATCAATATTTGTTAAATCTTTCAATGGAGATCCTACAGCAATTAATTCGCCGTCTTCTGATATACTGATATCTGCACCAAAATCAATTACAGGAGTAGAGTCTTGCGGTGGTAAAATAGTTTGTTTGTATGTGTAATGATTGTTATCTAATCTGTAAACAATAACATCTTGTTTCGAGTCATTGTATTGATTTGTTACAACTAAATTAACTCCATTTGTATCAACATCAAATGTGTTTGCAAATTTTATTAATTTACTTTGATCTAATGTTGAATCTCCTTGTAATTCTATTCCGCTATCGTTAGGCACATAACCTAAATAATCTGCATGACTATCTTGTAACTCCCAAACGTCGCTGGTCCATGCACCTGAACTAATATTTGTTTTTGCCTTGTACAGTTGATTATTATAAATTACTAATTCGTCTTTTAAATAATCAGCATCTTGATCAAACTGCCCCATGTAGTTTTCATCTACACCTAACCACCAATTTTTAGTAGAACTGTATTTGATAAAATAAACTTTACCTGGTAAAGCGTTTGAACCATTTCCTTCAGCACTGATAAATGCAACTGTTGTGTCCCCAACATCGCGTATTTGAATTTTTGAACCTAAACGTAATCCAGATTGTGTGTCCGGTACTGTGAATGCTGAATTGTATGCATATTGTCCTGCTGTGTTCTTTTTATAAACTAAAAATGCACCTTGGTTTGTTAATCCGCTGGCTGTTCCTTCACCAATAGGAATATTGTGTACCTGTAACCAATCTCTATTTTGACTGCTAGGAATATTTGCAAGTTGCTGAATACCTGCAACATTTTCAAACTCGTCCCATATCCAGTACTCTATATCATTCACAGTGTATGCGGCAGGATCACCTGATGCTGTGATTGGTGTTGTGTGTTCAAATACTAAAATATCTCCATCATTGGGTCCTGATTGAACTGCTTGTTCAATAGATCCTATTAATCTATCAACTCCGCCTCCCAGTCTTTGAATGGTTGCAGATTGTCCTGCATTCGATCCTAGACTGAACAACGTTGAACCATTTGGATCCACTGTGTTTCTAGCATTTCTAAAATAAACTCTTATTTTTTCTAAAGCAATAAACTGTACAAATGTAACATCTGCTTGAACAAATTTTATAGGATCATATATAGTGTGTACACCTGCTTCCGGATAATAATAATTTGCATTATTGTCTGGTTGGGAATCTATATCAATATAACCTTCCCAAATGTCTACAACTTCTTTTATACCGTTAGTGTCATCGCTGTCAATGTTTAACCCAGAAAAATCAAATGCATTTTGATCCACGTTATTGAACCAAACACTTACATTGTTGGCTGAATTACTAGAATTTAGTCCACCATCATGAGCAATATCATATCCTGTTCTAACAAACCATTTGTTACTTAATATTCCTTGTGGAGTTGAATTACTTTGCCAAGAATTATTTGCTGGATTAATGTAATATCTTTGATAGTATGTTCCTAACCCAAACTGTGCTTTTACTAAAGGAGTTTGTGGTGTTATAGGAACAATTGGTTGTTCAAAAGAACTGAAAAACAAATTGCTATCTCTAGTTTCATTTAATAATTTAATATCTTGAATTACAACGTTCGTTGATATATCAGCACCTGCACCAGTGGATACACTAGCACCTATGCCAACTTTCCACCATCCACCAAGATGATCATAATCTTCTGTGTTTACTCTAGTGTAATCTCCTATCGGTAAAGTATCCAATAACAAACTACCACTGGCAGAAAATACACCTCTAACATCTTTCAAATACAATAAAGTCTTTCCTGCTATTTTTCTCGAGTACACAACAGTACCTTGTGCTGTGCTTGTACTTACAACACTGGACACTGGAGCATCTCTGAGTGTCAATGATACTTGAAGTATTTCATCTACTTTTGCTTGAATTGAAATTTCAGCACCACTAAACACATTGTTTTTAATAGTAGGAGCACCTATTCCATTGAATGGTTGATTAGCAGATTTGTTGTAATTGTTTCTATCAATAGGATATTCTGTACTGAAATCAAGATATTTTAATATTAATTTGTCACCAATTTTTGTTGCTGAATACTGATCTGCTGATCCTCTAATTAGTAAGTGATCTGTGGTTTCGTTTGAAAATACACTGTCACCTATTAACAGCGAGGTTGTTGAGAAACCAATATTTTCTTTGTAAAATGCTGAAGCGTCAAAAGTTGAAAATAAATCAGATGCCACTGCACCTTCTATTTGATTAGTTGCTCTCCAAAGTTGTTGTTTGTATTGAACAATATTACCTACATTGTAATTTGAAGCAGGATTGTATACTCCTTTGTATTCCGTTTTCAAATCTCCGGCATTAGGAGCACCAATAATTACAAAATTTCCATCTGGTGAAATATCCACTGCTTTTCCAAAACTACTGTTTGAACTAAACAAGTCTGAATTTAGTAATAAATCTGATGTTGGTGCTTCAATAGTCTGTAATAATTTTAATGAACCGCTTTCCGATCCTCTAGAAAAAACATAAATTTTTCCATCACCATCTGATGGTTGACTTACTAATACTATAGAATTTTGTTTATTAGCGGCTATAACTGTGCCAAAACTTTCATCGCCTGATGTACTTGTTGAACTTATTTCATTGTGTGTTTTATAAACAAATTTATTGTTCACTATTTTCCATTTGCCATCATTACTTTCATCAATCCAGAATTTTTCATTATCTGTTAATCCTTGATTGTTTATTACTGTGTTGATGTCATCAATAGAACCTAATCTATATTCTATAAATCGTGTAATGTAACCAACTCCTGGATCTATTGAAACAAATCCTTCTTTATCTTCACATTGAATTGTTGTTGAATTTGCTGTTGTACATTTTAATACATAATCTTCACCGTCAATACTTACTACAAAAATTTCGCCTACATTCATAACAGCAGTGTTCAATGTGTTAACTGTGATTGTTGATCCAGTTTTTACTACTGAAACTGTTTGCTGTTCTGTTTTGGTATATTTTAAAACAGTCCAACTTTTATTGTAATTTCCAATCCAAACATATTGTCCTTCAAGTAAATTTTTAACATTAGAATTTGTTAATATATCTTCATACTGAGATAATGTGAGAGAAATATCTATTGGATTAACTGGTCCTGCTGTCTTAATGTAAGTATTCTTGTCATACTTAATGGCAAAAGGCGTGTGTGTATAATCCTTGGGTGCTAGATATGTTTGTCCAGACTGTATTCTATAAACCAAATCAGATGCTGTGTTTGCCGAGTCATCTGTTAACAAAATAGGTTGTGGGTTCAATCTAAACTTAGATTCATCAAGATTGTATTCTATTTCGTCAAATGTATCTACAGCACCATATTGCCCTTTTCGTATTGCCCATTCTTCATAGAAATCTAAACTCTCTTTATCAGCACTTGCTAAAGCATCAAATAATTTATTAAGAGCATTTGATGTTCCTTTTTCTCTAATAAAACCTTGATAAAATTTGTATTGACTCACATCATCGTTAATGATATTACGTAAATATTCTCTTGGTTGATACCCAATTAAATGTTGTGCTAGTTTTTGTTGTTGACTATCAAAGTTGTCTGTGTCAAGATCATAAAAATCAGCAAACTGATTAGTTTTGTAATCAAAATTTGACAATAAACTACTTCGTGGTTTATCATCCAATCTTCGCCAGTCATTGTCATTAAATTCTTGTGTGCCTTTAAGTTTTGTATTGGCTGTGTAATAAAATTCTTTGTGTTTAACCACATCGCTCATAGCATAATCTGTGTATGGTTGCCATTCAACTACTTTGGCTTCGTCATAGATAAATCCTGGAATATTTAAACTGCCGTCCCACTCTGTGATGTAACCAAGCATTTTAATTCTATCTTGCTTGTAACCACTTGCTGGATCGTAGATTAAATCATTAAAGTCCGTTGAGTTATCCACTAAACACACGTGTTCTTTTTGTACTAAAGGAATTTTAGCAAAGTAAATTCCATTAACAGTGTTTTTTGTAAACAATTCAAATGTGTTTGATTCTCTAGTAATTCTTAAATTTTCTTTGTCTAAATTTTTTCCATCTTCTTTTAATACACCATATGAATAGAAATTATCCACAACATTGTCAGTTGTAGAGTATTTCGATTCTAATACAAGTTTTTTACTGGCTGGACTTAAACTGATTACTGCACCTTCATCCCAATTTTGTGTAGTCCAGAATAAAAATTCTTTCATACTTAATTGCCAGTTGGATACTAATTCCGTCTGACTATCAAACTGATCAAATTTAAATCCTTTTGATTTTAGATATGATTCATATCCAAGAATTACATCAACAACTGATTGAATTGTATCAAACACAGTACCGTATGGAATTTCTACCACAGCATCAGTTAAGAATTTTTTTCTAAGGATTGCAGTTCTGCCACCTTCTGTTGGCAGATCAATTAATTTTAAAAATTTAGAAAGATCAAATGTTGATCCTGAAACGTGTGTTTCGTCTACAGCATAAAACTCATCAGAATATTTTACATAAGCACCTCTATCGTAACGTTTATTTTCGCTCCAATTTACAAATGATGCACTTATGCCTCCCACTGTAATTGCAGGATCACTGGTTTGTTCATACACTGCGTGATATCTTACATAAGGGTCATCTCTATCATAACCTTTTATACTGTAACCGCTGGCTAATTTTTCTATGATCAGTCCACTATAAGTTAAAATTTCGATAGGTGCCGAAACGTTGTAAATTAATTGATAATTTTCATCTGGTACAAACAACGACGTACTGTTTAGCGGAGTCTTACTATCAATTAATAATTTGAAATTATTTTTGTTGCTATAACCTCTAATTTTAAATCCAATCTGTACTGTTAATTCAGTAAGTTGTTTTTTGTAAGAAGCATAGTTGGTGGTTAGTGAGTTTTCTACCACTTCAAAAATATAGTTTATTAATCCTGCTGTTAAGTTTATTGTTTTATCTGCAATACTGCTTGGAAATACAATGTCTTTAGGTCTAATTGCTGTTAAAGAATTATAAACAATTTGACCACTTGCATTTCTTTTTGTTCTACTGATGTCTAATCCAATACCAACTGCTTGATTAGGTCTATGTAAAATATAACTTTTTAATAGAGCAAATGGATAATGAGCACTTCTTCTCCAAGCATTTTCAATTGGAGCGTGATCGCCAAATTTAAAGTTTCCTTTAGTTAATTGTAATACAGCACCTCTGGCATAAGCACTATCAAATGGACTTTTTATATTTCCATTACTGTCCACTGGAATATGCGATGTCAATCCTGGTCTTTTATATTTGTCTTTGATTATAATTTTTTTATTAGGTTCTCTTACAATTCCTTTTTCTAAATCCTGCCATAACACAAGATTGTCTCCGGTGTATGGTGCTGGTCCGTACACTGTTGACCACCAAGATGGTTCTTCTGTGTACCCCAACATTTCCCAAGGAGTAATATTTGGTCTGTCTGTGTCATAAGCATATTTGTACACACCTCTCCAGTATCCTGATAATTTAGTCCCTTGCGGTGACACCATGTTAGAATAATTCCAAGTTAAACTGTTTTCATCAGACTGGTAAGTGTTGGCTGTGTAATCTTCGTTTCCAATAAATGTTAACCAATCATTAAAATCGCCCAATAATGTTTTATTGATAGATGCTTCAGTAAATTCGTTGATTGAATTTGCTCTAGGTATAAAAGTTTTTATTTCAAATAAATTTTCATCAAAAACAACTTTTATATTATTGTAAATTCTTTTTTCTAGTTCTAAAATAACATCATCTCTAAAATCATTGTATGCAACAACGATACTACCGTCATGTCCTTGAATAACATTAACTGGCTCTAAAGCGGTTGTGTCTGAATATTTTTTAGGAACATATTTTGGATATAATCCTAATTTAGTCGGTGTAGGTGGTACATATGTTCCGTTAGTTGTTTCAAATTCATTAATAACAATAGTGTCATCTAAAGTTAAAGTTTTAGTTACTTGAACAAAACCATCAGTAAAAATATAGTCATGTGCGTGAAGTAATTGATCACCGTTCAGATACACATACACTGCTTTATTTGATAGAGTAGAAAGATTATGACTGTTTTTTAAAGCAAAAAATTTACTGTCTACATCTAATACTTCGTGTGTTGTGCTAATATATGCACCTACTCCAAACATATCTGTTTGAAAATAAGGAAGATTATCGTTGGAGTCTTTATTAAGTTTTTCTAAAATTTTATCAACTATTTGTACTGATGTACCGTCAAATCCCAAATCGTCCATAGCACTCACAAATGATCTTTTAAATTTGTAGTAGTCTGTTTGACTTTGTGATATTGCCGAAATTAAATTGACTTCTTTGTTATTCAACAAATATGAAGACAACACCATTGGTCCACTGTGTTGTAAAAATTTTCTTCCATACAATGTAGCATTTGGAAAATCTCTTAAATTGCTTACTCCTGGTGTGACACCTTGTATATCTGTCAACTCATTAGTGATTGATTTTACGTGATCAGTCACTTGTCCAACTGTAAATGTAACTACTTTGTCATTTAATGGATTAGACTGTAAATTTGTTGGAAATTCATAATGTCCATTAGCATTTTTGTCAGTGGCACTGGTTGTTCTAATTAAAACAACATCATTGGCTTTTAGATTTGTGTAAAATTTTACATAAGCAACTGAATCTACTCTTAAAATATACCAATCAACGTTTTGTGTTTTCTTTTTGTTGTTAACAAAAACTTTTACTCCTAAATCATTTAAATCACCACTTTTGTCATACACGTCTACAGCAAAATCGTTCAATTGATTAGTGCTGGCTACATATTGTCTGTTTACTTTTTGAAAACTTTTTGTTGGTGCCTTAGACCAACCATTCACTGTGGCAAATTGTCCTTGAGCATTGTATTTTTTTAAAAATGCTGTTTCTGAAGCAAGTGTTCCACTTAATGTTTGTGATTCATACACATATGATTGATTTAATAAATCAAAGTTGAAAACAATATCGCCAATATTTTCAACGTTTTGATAAGTTAATGGAAATCCTAATTCAG